AAGGCTAGACACGCTAAGAACATCGACAAAGGCCGTATGTCAGCTGCATATTGGGCCGATAAAGTGAAATGGTGATATATGGCTGAGGATAAACGATTAGGTGCTTTGTCTCAATATGGTGGTGGAGAAACCCTTAATGAGCTTTTAGCTATTCTTGAAAAGAAGGGAATGCTTCCTAAAGTTATTCAAGATTATACCATTCCGGGATATGGTTCTTATGACCGTTTTTCTAATGAACTTCGTATTGATCCCTTAAAAGGAGCTGTGGCAACATCGTTACCTCACGAAGCGCAACACGCTGTGGATGCTGGAATGAGTAAAATGTATGTAGGGATCAGTAATACCCCCTCTTTTCTCCGTTCTCCACAAGAAAAGGCTTTTTATGATATGTATCAAAAACTTTATATAGAGCCTTCTAAACTGCCTTCAGCAAATACAGCAGCTTTAGGAACTTATCGGGGAAGTCCTAATGAACTAAGAGCACACGCAGTAGGTAATTACGCCACAGAAACAAAATATCCTATTAACCCAGTAGGAGGCCATGTAGATGCTACTATGGCTACAGAAGCTGCAATTATGCGTGATCTGTACAACAGAACAAAAGACACAGCACCTAGAACTATTCAAGACTTAGCTCCAAGAATGCTGAACTATCTTAAATATCGTGATCCTTTTGGCGATACAACTAAATAATAATAGGGAAACTACATGGACAACATGGAAAGCAAAGCTCCAGAATTCGACGAACCAACAGAGGCTGACAAAGATCTAGTCTCTTTCGTTGTTGGTCAGTGCGACAACTGGCGTGATTGGCGAGACACCAACTACCTTGAGCTGTGGAACGAATACGAGCGTATCTTCCGTGGTGTGTGGGCCTCTGAGGACAAGACTCGTGACTCCGAGCGTTCACGTATCATCTCCCCTGCCACTCAGCAAGCGGTTGAGACTCGTCACGCTGAGATCATGGAAGCTATCTTCGGTAACGGAGACTTCTTCGATATTGAGGATGACGTAACCGATGTGAACGGTACTGAGCTGGATGTTAACCAGATCAAAGCTCAGTTGATGGATGACTTCAAGAAGGACAAGATCCGTAAGGCTATCGACCAGATCGAGTTGATGGCTGAGATCTACGGTACTGGTATTGGTGAGATCATCGTTAAACAAGAAAAAGAGTACGTTCCTGCCACTCAGCCTATCCCCGGTGTTGTGGGTCAGGCAGCTATCGGTGTTCAAGAGAAAGACCGTACAGCAGTCAAGATCATGCCTGTCAACCCTAAGAACTTCTTGTTTGACCCTAACGGTACATCAGTGGATGACTGCTTGGGTGTAGCTGTTGAGAAGTACGTTGGCTTGCACAAGATCGTCAAAGGTATCGAAGACGGTATCTATCGTAAGGTAAACGTGGGCCCTATGTACGACACTGAGGACTTGGAAGTTACTCAGGAAGACACACAGTACCAGACAGACAAAGTTAAGCTGTTGACATATTATGGCTTAGTCCCCCGTGAATATCTCACTGACATGGGTGACACTGAAGAGCTGATGGACTTGTTCCCTGAAGAGAGCGATGCTGACGAATACACTGACATGGTGGAAGCTATTGTCGTTATCGTCAACGACTCCACTCTCCTCAAAGCTGAAGAGAATCCTTACATGATGAAGGATCGTCCAGTTGTGTTGTACCAAGACGATACAGTTCCTAACCGTATCCTTGGTCGTGGCACAGTGGAAAAAGCTTACAACATGCAAAAAGCTATTGACGCTCAGATGCGTAGCCACTTGGACTCACTGGCTTTGACCACAGCACCTATGATCGGCATTGACGCTACCCGTCTTCCCCGTGGTGCTAAGTTTGAGGTTCGTCCCGGCAAGGCCATCTTGACCAACGGTAACCCCAACGAGATTCTCCAGCCGTTCAAGTTTGGTCAGACAGACGGTAACAACATGACCACCGCCCAAGCCTTTGAGCGTATGTTGCTACAAGCTACAGGAACCTTGGATTCTCAGGGTATGGTGTCTCAGGTGTCTCGTGACGCTGGTGGTGCTGGTATGTCCGCCGCTATGGCTTCTATCATCAAGAAGTACAAGCGTACCCTGACCAACTTCCAAGAGGATTTCCTGATTCCATTCATCAAGAAGGCTGCCTTCCGCTATATGCAGTTCGATCCTGAGCGTTATCCCTCAGTCGACATGAACTTCATGCCTACAGCCACCTTAGGCATCATGGCTAGAGAGTACGAACAACAGCAGTTTATCGCTCTGTTGCAGACTTTAGGCCCAGATACCCCTGTTTTGCCTGTGATCTTGAAGGGCATCGTCCAAAATAGCTCACTGAGCAACAAAAATGAGATGTTGGCTGGTTTGGATCGTATGGCACAGCCTAATCCTGAACAACAGCAGCTCCAAATGCAGCAACAAATGCTTGCAATGCAGACTGCACAGGCTCAGTTGGCCTTGTTACAGGCTCAGACAGCTGAAAGAGCTGCAAATGCCCAACAAACTCAGGTTGAGACTGCGATGATGCCAGAGGAAATGCGAGTTAAGGTGGTTCAGGCCGCTTCTAACAACCTAGACCGTGGAGACGACTTCGGTAAACGCCTCCAGTTGGCTGACCGTGTGCTGAAAGAGAAGGAAATTAACCTTAAAGCAGCAGATATTCAGTCCAATGAGCGCATCGCTGCTCTCCAAATGATGAAAAGATCAGCAAATAGTTAACGAAATCTAAAGATTTTCTTAAAAAAGTCTTGACAAAGTGCTACTTTTGTGATAGAGTAGCGTTATTGTAACTAATACGTTCTCCTTATGGACAAAGAACTACAGAAATTTTATGAAGAAGCGTTCTCTATGATGGCTACCCTAGGGTGGAAGGACTTCATGGAGGACATTCAAAAGGTTAAAACCAATTATAACGACCTGTCAACTGTCGCGGACACACAAGAACTTTATTTCCGTAAAGGACAGCTTGACATCTTGAATTGGCTTTTAGGGCTGAAAAGCTCGTATGAGAAGACTTACGAAGATCTTCAACAGGCATCGGGGGACATTTAACTATGGCTTTACGATTCTTTGACTTCCTTTGTGAGAATTCCCATAAAACCGAGGCATTAGTTAAGGACGATGTGTACACAACTTCTTGTAAGGTGTGCGGCGCTGAAGCCCAACGAACTGTCTCTGCCCCCATGATGAAGTTAGAAGGCATTACAGGCTCTTTTCCAAGTGCCTATGACGCATGGGAGCGCAAACGGGCTGAAAAGCTCGTACAAGAGAGAAAACAAAACTCATAAGCCACATTATAAGGCCGAGAAGTAGTTTCTATTTTTAAAAACTCCTAGAACCGTTATACCGGCAGGAAAGGAAATTCAATATGTTAGTAGATGATAACGAAGAGTTAGGTACAGGTAGTGAACTGGGCGCTGTAGAAGCACAGCAACAGGTACAACAACAACAGGAACCACAGCAACAACCGTCTTTTGAAGTCCCCGAGAAATACAAGGGCAAGACAGCAGAAGACATCATTAAGATGCACCAAGAGGCTGAAAAGCTCATTGGTAAGCAAGCTCAAGAGGTTGGTGAGGTTCGTAAATTGGCCGATGAACTCCTGAAACAAAGTCTCGCATCGAACAAACCTCAACATATTGAACAACAAGAGCCTGAAATTGACTTCTTTGAAGACCCCAAGAAAGCAATTCAGAAAGAACTGTCAGCTCACCCTGATGTTATCGCAGCTCGTGAAGCAGCTTTAGCATTCAAGAAGATGCAGATTCAGCAGAAGTTGAACTCAGATCACCCTGATTTCACACAAGTTGTACAAGATCCAGAGTTTGTTAACTGGGTAAAATCTTCACCCGTTCGCATGGGCTTGTACGCTAAAGCAGACGCTGAGTATGATTATGACAGTGCCAATGAGTTGTTGTCTACATTTAAACAGATCAAGTCTGTAAAAGCAAAAGAGACTAAAGCAGCCGGAGAGGTTGCCCGTCAAAGTGCTTTGAAGAGTGCAGCTGTTGATGTAGGCGGTACAGGAGAGTCATCTAAGAAAGTTTATCGACGGGCTGATCTAATCCGTCTTCGTATGACTGACCCTGCTCGATATGAAGCTCTGTCTGACGACATTATGAGAGCATATCAAGAAGGTCGTGTTAAGTAATTTTATTTAATATCTATTATTAGGAGCTTTAAAAATGGCAACTACTTTTGACGGCACAAATGCCGTAACCGTTTCCAACGCTGATGCGTTTATCCCCGAGATTTGGTCTGATGAGATCGTCGCTGCATACAAGAAGAACTTGGTTGCTGCTAACCTCATCAAGAA